AACGAATCCGGTCTGTACTCGCTGATCATCAAAAGCCGAAAGGCTCAAGCGAAGCGCTTTAAACGATGGGTTACCGCCGAAGTTCTGCCAGCCATCCGTGCTACTGGTTCGTACAGCCTTGCGCCAGCTAATGACCTTCCAGATTTCGGCGATCCAGCCTCGGCTGCGCGGGCTTGGGCTGATGAGTACGAAGCTAAAAATAAAGCGATCGGTTATGTGAATCGTCAGGCTCAGTACATCGACCACCTGGAAAACCTCATTGCTGGTGGTATTTCACCATACGAATTCTGCAAGCAATTTAATGGCGTCAATGTGCGCCAGATTAATGCGTTTTTGGAAGACCATAACTGGCTGTTTGATGATCGCCCTGAGTCCAAAAGCCCGCGCTGGCGTGTTGGGCATTATGCCCGTGACAACTATCTGACCGAGCGCCCTGGGAAGTATGAGCAGGACGATGGCAGTTTCATTGACACCTTCAAGCCAATCCTACTGCACAAGGGCGGGGTTTGGCTTTATCGCCAGTACCTCAAGGGGCGACTGCCAATGAAGAAGGTCTGGGATGGCGAGTTTACTCACGTCAAAGGCTGGACTGTTGCCGCATGAGCCGTGATCCAATCGTTCAACTCGACCGCCACTATCGCGATAAACGCGGCGTAGTGGTGCATGTCATTGGCTATGACCGGTTAAAGCAGGAAGTTACGTTTATGCGCCCTGGGTATGAGCATGAATGCATGTTGCCTCTGTGGCAGGTAGAGAAACATTTTACGAGGGTTGATGCGTGAATAAATATGATTTCGTTAACAATTACAAATTTGGCAACCCACTCCAACGACTGATTATGATCCGCGTTCTTATGTCTGGTTCACTGGATGGTGAAGGTGAGCGGATTATTGACCACGAAATATTGCGTTCTTTTTGCTGTTGCTCCAAGCAAATGCTTTTCAAAGAGATTAAGTCGTTGGAACGCAGCAATTTTCTTAAGGTGCGGAAAATCGCACATTTGACCATCGATGTAAAAACGCGCATGGAGCCAGCCCGTGGTTACACGATAAGCCCCATTCCCCGAGGTGAGCAATGAGCCGCCTCCTGATTAACGAAAACCCCTTGCAGGTTTTGCCATCGCTAGCCTGCGCTATTGGGCTGAACGAGGCCGTTGTCCTACAGCAAATTCATTACTGGATGAATTCATCTCGGCATGTCTATGACGGACGCCGCTGGGTCTATAACAGCGTGCCTAATTGGCAAAAACAATTCCCGTTCTGGAGTGAGTCCACGGTGAAACGCGCCCTGCTGAGTCTGGAGAAGCAAGGCATGGTGATCAGCGCCAATTACAACCGTGATCCACGAGACCAGAGTAAGTGGTACAGCATCAATTATGGTGCTTTGGATGTGCTCGAACAGCAGCAAAAACGGGTGAACGATGCATCAGGTCAATATGACCCGATGGAACAGACCAATATGACCCGATGCAATGAGCCAACTTGCCACGATGCACGGGGTCAGGATGAACCGTTGCGTCAGGTCAATATGACCCGACCATTACCAGAGACTACTACAGAGAATACACAAGAGATTACTGCAGAGAATAAAACCCTTGGTGCACAGGCTGACGCCAGCCCACCGGCACGCTCTGCTAAGCGGGAGTATTCACCTGAGTTTGAAACTGCCTGGCTGGCCTACCCTAAACGCGCTGGTGGCAATCCCAAGCCCTCGGCCTACAAAGCCTGGAATGCCCGTCTGCACGAAGGGGTTACCCCTGAAACCCTGCTGGCAGGCGTGAAGCGCTATGCGGCATTCGTGGTGGCCACTGGCAAGCTGGGGTCTGAGTACGTCAAGCAGGCTGCCACGTTCTTCGGCCCTGACCGTCACTTCGAAGAAACCTGGCAAGCGCCAGCCGTGTCTGGCGGTGCACGGCATACCCAGCCGCCGGTATCGGGGTTTGAGGGACTGAACTACGGCGAATCTGGGTGTAATTGGTGATACGAGGTGACCATGTTTAATTTTGAACAAAACAAAAAACGGCTGGAACTGAAGCGTCGCAGCCAAGAGCTGGCGGACGAATTGGATTTTGCTCTGGATGGGCAGATCCCGCCACACTACGCGAACTGGGAAAAGCAGACTCAGGCGGCGACGTGTGAAACTCACGGCCAATACCAGCAAATCACGCTGATCGGGCCAGAGTTTCGGGGAAGGCCGGGGCGTAAAACCTCCCAGTGCCCGGAGTGCCTGCGTGCGGAACAGAGCGATATTGAATTGGCATTGCGTCAGCTCAGCGTTGAGAGCCTGCTGGATGACGCCGGTATCGCTCCACGCTTCCAGCATTGCGAGTTTGCCAACTACCACCCGGTTAACGCGACAGCCGCGAAGAATCTGGCTAATTGCGAACGTTACGCCCAGAACTGGGAAGCAATCCTCGCCGCCGGAACTGGGCTCGTGATGACCGGCAGTTGCGGTACCGGCAAAAACCACCTGGCGGTATCGATGACAAAGCGGATCATCCGCGACCACCTGGCTGGCGTAGAAATTACGGACGTAATGCGCCTGACGCGCGAAGTGAAAAGCACCTGGCGGAATAGCTCTGAGCGCACGGAAACTGAAGTTTTGAACCACTACGCCACGTTGGATCTGCTCATCATCGATGAAGTCGGCGTGCAGTTCGGTACACCGGCGGAGCTGGCCATCCTGCAGGAGATCGTCAACGCCCGGTATGAAAATATTCTGCCAACCATCCTGATCAGCAATCTGACGTTTGACCAGTTGAAGGCGTTTGTCGGTGACCGCATTGTCGATCGCGTCACTGACGGCGGCAGTAATCGCCTGGTGTTCGATTGGCCGAGCTACCGTAGCAACAAGGGCGGTGTCGCAGCATGACCCACGAAGAAGCCGAAAGTGCAGTTATTGGCGGCCTGCTGCTGAACGAGGCTGGGCCACTCACGTTCGATGTGTTGGCGACGCTGGCCCCGGAGGCATTTGCCACCCGTCAGTACCGTGAGATGTATCAGGTCATCAAACAGTTGGCCGTGTCCGGCGGCACGGTTACGCCGTTCGTCGTGGCTGACAAGCTGGGGGCCGGGTACGAAGCTATCGCAGTAGCGGCATCAAGTCAGGCGTGGGCGCGTGCAGGGCTGAAAACTTATGCGGAAATGGTGGGCCGCAATCACTTTGTTCGTCAGGCTGAACACCTCATAGCTGACACGCTGGAAGGGATAAAAACCGCACGCTCTGGCGATGACGCCATTGGCGCGATCCAGCAACTGCAGGGGAGCATTCAGCAGCTGAGTATCGGCGACAGCGGCCGGGTTGCAGTGCACATCAACGACCTCTTGACCGGCGTCACCGATCGTATGGACGCCCGCATGACCGGTACCGAAGAAGGGCGCAATATCCTGACGGGTATCGAAGAGTTGGACAAAATTACCAACGGTTTCGAGCCGACCAATTTGGTCTTGTTGGCCGCTCGTCCCTCAGTGGGGAAAACCGAATTCGCCTTAAACCTCATCGAGAAAATTACCGATCAAGGTGGTGGGGTGCTGATGTTCAGCATGGAAATGTCTGCCATTCAGATTGCTGAGCGGCAGATAGCCGGTGCTGGTGGGTTCTCAACGAGCAAACTTAAGAACCCGCAGGAGCTGGATGACGAGGACTGGGCGCGAATTTCAGACGGTCTTGGACGCATGACAGATCGCCCCATCTGGATTATCGACGCCAACAATTTGACGGTAGAGCAAATTTGTCAGGACGCGGAGCGCATGAAGTCCGAACACCCAGAGCTGGCAGCCGTGTTTGTGGATTATCTCGGATTAATCAAGGTCAACGAACGGCAGCGGCATGATCTCGCTGTTGGTGAGGTATCCCGAAGCCTCAAGCGGCTGGCTATGCGTAACAAAACTCCCGTGGTGGCACTGAGTCAGCTGTCCCGAGGTGTTGAGCAGCGCCCCAACAAGCGCCCGGTAAACGCCGACCTGAAAGACTCAGGCAGCATTGAGGCGGACGCCGACCTGATCATGATGCTTTACCGTGACGAACTTTATAACGAGAACAGCCCAGCCAAAGGGATTGCCGAGGTCAATGTCACCAAAAACCGTCACGGTCCGTTGGGTACGGTTTACCGCCAATTCCGTTACGGCCACTTTTTGCCGATTGACCAGATCGAGGCAGAGCGGCTCAGCAAACAGCAGCCAGAACAGAAAGAACGACGCTACAGCAGGGGGAAAGCATAATGCGTGACATTCAGATGATATTAGAGCGGTACGGCGCATGGGCCGCCAATGAAGGGGCTGGAGTGGGTTATTCGCCGATCGCTGGTGGGTTCAAAGGGTTGCTTCCGCCGTCGGGTAAATCACGACCGTCGTGCTGCGACGACGACGGGCTAATCATTAATTCGGCTGTAGCATGCCTGAAGAAAAAAGACCCTTACCTGAGTATGTTGTTGGAGTGGAACTACGTCCACCGCATACCGGTGCGGAACATGGGTACCAAGCTGGGCATTTCTCACACGCTGGTATTGAAGCGACTACAGGCGGCGGAGGGCTTCATTGATGGCTGTTTGGCGATGCTGAATGTGCCGCTTGAGATGGACCGATACTGCCAGAAAGAGAACGTTTATCCACCAGCGTTGAAAAAGCTTGTGGAATTCCAAAAGGCTGGTTAATCTGCTAAGAGTGGTTACTTCGCCACACAGCTTATCATCGGAACCCTGCCAGTAATGGTGGGGTTTTTTATGGGTTGTTAACCTGTTGTTTGATTTTTACACTGCAAACTGACCTCCATATGAATTGCGGGGGCGATATGTCAAAAGGTTGGCGGGTGGCGTTAATGGTTGTGACTCTGGTATTGGGGAGTGTGCTGCTCATTAAAAGCGCTAATACAGTTTGTGGTCATGAATTTATGCACGTCAGTATTTGTGGATACATACCGGATGTTCAAAGACCTGGTGCTTGAAGTAAATCAGGTTGCAGGTGCAGTTTGTAAAGAAATATCAATGGGTATTGTGTGGTTATGCTGGCTGCATTAGTATGCGCCCCGCAAACCGCCATTAGCTCAGCAGGAAGAGCAACGACCATTAAGTTGTAGGTACGGGGTTCGAGACCTCGATGGCGGACCAAAGCGGGCATCGTATAATGGCTATTACCTCAGCCTTCCAAGCTGATGATGTGGGTTCGATTCCCACTGCCCGCTCCAGAAAAAGCTTTTCAGCCTGCGAAGATGGGATTACCCGGAGTGGCTGGAAAGTGCATCAGAAGGGCGCATTTGGTTTTTGATACGCACTATCGATCCCTACCCTGGGTTATCTGAGTGCGCCCCTCGATGTGAAGTGACAGTCGGGAAAGACCGGCACCCATTCGAACCCTGGCATCAGCCGGGGTTTTTCTATTTTAGGGGTTTCGCTAATGCGTGGCCTTTTCTATTGGGAGATCACCATGAAATTTTCCGAGTTACCTGAAGAATCGAAAGACCGCGCCCGCGAGGCGCTTTGTGCCATGTTGATTAGTACTGGCAG